GAGTTCATCCCCTGGCAGGCCGGTTCCGTCCGGGTGCCGCTGGTCACCCCACTGCTTGATCTGCCGCTGGCGCTCGTCGTCGACTTTCTCGGCGAAATCGCCAACGCCGGGTGTGGCGAAAATCCTCGGATAGCTCATACTCCACTCCCCTTCTTCACTACCTCAAACTCGACTCGCTGGACTTCGATATAGCGGGACCCGAGGAACCCCCTCTTGCGCCACCAGGCACGCACGATTCCGCCATCGAGCACAACTTCGGCCGGTACCGTGCGGTCGCTTCTGTGGTTCGTAAAGGTGCCGCCGAATCCGCTCGCGGTCGCGCAGTCGTGAAAAACTTCCAGATACTGGTGCATGCGCACCGAAAGTTCATGAACATCGACGTCGTCTTTATCGATGATCTGAACCTCCGCACGCTTCGACCAGGTGACTTTCACTCCGCCTCACCCTCCTCTTTTATCGAACCGCCGGGAAGCAGCTCATCCAGAATGTTCGTCGGGCCGGGCTTGCCCTTGCCCCACTCAGCCATTCCCGCCATGGCCATTGCCAGGAAAGCCGCATCGCTGGCCGACATGCGGACCTCGACCTTGCGGCCGACCGCACCCTTCGCCCCATCCGTGATGCGCACCGCGAAGCAGAGGGCCGTCACCGACTCCTCGCCCCGGCGCCACGCGATCTCCTGCGGCCACACCGTGCTGATCGGCTGGGCCAGCCAGGTCGCCGGGCGACGCTCCCGCCGCATCGACTGCATCCTGAGTTTCGCGTACGCCAGGTGCAGGATGTGATCGATCTCCCGGGCCGGATCCGAGTGGACCCAGTCGCTCCCGGTCCACTCGTCCAGCACAGCCCGCACGTCGGCCAGCGCATTCAGCGCCACCTCGGCACGCGTCGGCTGGTCACTCATCCTCGTCACCCTCTTCCGGCGGAAGGATAATCCTGGGCAGGTTCAGTGCGGACTTCGGCGTAAACCGGTTCAGGGCTTTTCCGTAGACCACCCCGGCCAGAATGACAAGGCCGGGAAGCGCCGCCCCCACCAGGAGGAACACCACGAGAAGTCCGGCGCCCTTCACCGCTTCCGCTCCTTCTGGGCCAGCTCGCTGATGCTTTCCAGCTTTTCGAGGATGTGTGCCGGAGCCCCCTCACACCGAGCCTCACTGAAGATCTCGCCGAGCGAAACCGGATCGTCCATGCAGCCGTACGCCTTGTTCACGTACTCGTGCTTCCAGTAGGCGTCGTCCTGGCGCATGCGCCAGATACGCATGGTCCGCACCGCGAGCAGGGCCCGTCCCCTGTTGACGCACCCGGCGCTCGAACACGGCTTCCCGTCCAGGACAGCGTGGACGAGCTGTACGGGGTTCTCGACGGCCGGAGGGATCTCTCCCCCCGGCGCATCCGGCGTCGTGATGACCGTGTTGGCGCTCACGGAGAAGCCGTAGCCGTAGTCCATGACGACCGACCGCACGGGATGCGGCGCGTACTCGACCTTGTCGTACACGTCGACCACGAATCCGGCCATGCCTTCGCCGTTTTCTTCCAGGCTGACGTACTGGCCGACGTACTGGTCGAGTGCGTGGATGTCCGTCGTCATCTCAGCCTTCCCGTTCCGTGATCGCCTTGTGGACCTTCTCCGCCCAGGGCTGGAAGTCGTTTGCGCATTCCATGACCGTGAGGTGGAAGCTCGCTTCAAGTCCCGGATCACCCGGCCTGAAGCCCTCCAGGCAGGATGCCATCCATCCGAGGCACTGTATGGATTCGTTGCGGCTGAGGCCGTAACCGTCCTCCAGCGCGAAGAGGATCTGGTCGATCTCGCCGAGCGCCTTCTCGCCGCTGAAGTCCGGATTGCCGGTCACGGAGCTGTCACCAGTTCCGGAAGCGCCATCGCGTCGGGAGCCCTGTGGTGCGTCACCAGACCGTGGCGGACCTCCGTCCATGCGCCGGGCGCCTGCGGGTGGACCATCACAGCGGTGTCCGACCCGGCATACACGACCCTGTCCACGGCGTACGCGAGGGAGGTGAGCCACGGCCCGAAGGCGCTGCGGTCGAGGAGTCCCTCGACCTCGACCGTCGAGCCGATCAGAACGAGCGACCGGCCCGAGATCATCACGCCGGTCCGCAGCATGCGCGCATCGGCAGTCTGGAGCCTTCCGGCGTCCCGCGCCTCGATGCCTGCCAGCTCCGCCATCTGCCGCATGCCGCCGTAGTCCGGTCCGACGAGCAGGATGGCCAGACCCTCGTCCGGCCTGCCGAGCAGGTGATGTGCTCCGACTGTACCCATCAGGGGTTCCTTTCCGAAATGCCTTGCTGTCAAGCCTTGTTGGTAACTTCAGCCTACCACGGCCCAGGCCACTCCGAAACAGGAACAGGCCCCTCCGGCGAGGAGGGGCCTGTCACGTGTCCTGTCAGCGCTGGAAGTCGAGCTGACCCTCCGGCCAGACGATCCGGGCTATCCGGGTGGTGTTTTTGATCTGCTTCACGCAGCCCTGGCATGGTTCGTCGGTCACGTACATCGTCGCGCCGTCCAGCCGATACCGGGACTCCACGTCGGCAAGGGCATTCTGCTCGGCGTGGGAGGCCCCGCAGATCCCGGGCCCCGTGTCGTACGAGCTGCCCGGCTCGACCGAGTCCTCACAGCCACCCTCGGATGACCACTCCTTGCCGCATGCGCACTTGAAGAGGAAGTAGCAGTCGGAGCAGACCCAGTCGTACTCGGGATCGCCGCTGGGGCAGATCTGACAGGCCTTGCCGTACGCTTCGGCCAGCCGGTAGTGCCGACCCCGTGGGCATTCGCCCTTCAGGCAGCTCGGACCGCCCGGCCATGTGCCGTTGAAACCGGCCCCGATGATCCGGTGGTCGGCATCAAGGATGCACGCCCCGACCTGGCGCCTGGTGCAATCCCCGCGAAGAGAAACCGCCCTGGCTACGCCGAGCCCCCAGGAGTCCCAGTCGGGGCGTGCGAGTTCCTTCACAAAAGCGTGACACCCTCGGCCTGCGGGCCCTTCTGGCCCTGCGTGACGGCGAAGTCGACCCGCTGTCCCTCTTCCAGGCTGCGGTAGCCCTGCGCGTTGATCGCGGAGTAGTGCACGAACACGTCGGGCCCCCCGCCGTCCTGGGCGATGAAGCCGAAGCCCTTCTCCGCGTTGAACCACTTCACGACGCCTTGAGCCATGTTCCTTCTCCGGTCTATCTGTAATTCTGTACCTATTCCGGAAGGTAATCTACACGGTCCCTACAGCGTCTCGCGACCATTCACCGGAAGATCCAGCAGCGTTCCGTCGGCCAGCTTTCGCCTCAGGTTATGGACGAGAGTGTCACGCTCATTTCTGTTGAGAACACCCCTCCGCATCACCGTGGAGCCGGGCTCACAGTACCGTGAGAAGGACGCCATCAGGGCCTCCAGCTCCTCCGGATGGCGGGCACCCATCTCGCGCCTGGCGGCCTGAGCCGCATCCCTCCAGGGTCTCTTGATCCCATCCTGCCTCAGGGCGACTTCCCGGATCAACTGGCGCTTATGCGTTTCGCATTCACGATGACGCTGGGCAAGAGCCCGCAGGAAGCGCCTCCGGTTGATGAGCTTCATCGCATCCTCCTGTCCCATCTCCCGCAGACTCTCCATGTCGACCGAGGGCAGCGTGATGGTGGGATGAGGATCAGACCCGAACAGCTCGGAATGTTCCTTCAGTAGTTCCGAGAGCGCCTCGGACCACCGACGCAGAACGAGGGGGTGACGGAGAGCGTCGTTGCGGTCCTCGACGGACTTGATGTCGCTCGCCGCCGCCTTCTTCACCTCTCCCGACCCGCCGGAAATCAGCCGACGGACTCCGGGCGTGACCGGTGCGACGAGCAGGCCAAGTCTGACTCCGTCCTCAACCGATTCGAGGCCGTCCTTGTAGCTCAGATTCCACAGCGGGTCTCTTCCCGCCAGGCCTCTGCGCAGCCTTTCCCCGGCACACAGTTCACTGAATTCCTCCTGGTAGTGCCTCGAAAGAATGGACAACGCGGCCAGAAAGCTGTCCTTGTTGGCACCTGGAGCCATCTCCCAGCCCTGAAGAGCATGCTTTTCCTTCAGGAGCTGGTTCACCTCCCCGAAGCGCTTCATCATCAGGTCTGATCTGCGCCGTGTAGCACTGAAGCGACTATCGCCCAGGAGTTCCATGCGCTCCACGCTGTTCAGAAGTTCTCCACATCCGAAGTAGAGAGCGTCGGACCAGCTATCGATCCAGTCGTCACTGGCCAGTGCTTCACGTACGGATTGGTGAACCTCTCCAGTGGCTTCGGCTATGACCGTTGTGACCAGAACGGAGAAATCCACCTCCCACCAGCGACGGAGATCTTCGTAGGACATGTATCGAACGTCCTTCAGTTTCATGTACGATGGCATGTTCGTCTCTTTTCCAATCGATGAAATGGAATCGGCGCGACCATCTTGAGTTGATGGCCGCGCCGCTTATACTTCGCTTCGTCAGGCGGAATTCTCGTCGGGGAGCCTGTCCACGTACGCCGCCTTGCTGCGCCAGCGCGTCGGGCAGGCGGTGCAGCGGATCTCCGAGTAGTCACTGCGGGTGCGGTGGTACCCGTTGTAGGCCGAGTAGTTCGCCTTCCGGGTGGCCACCACCCAGTGCGCGAAATGTTCCTTGCGGTTCCGGCAGGCCGTTCCCGATCGCCCCTTGTCACTCACGTGGCCATGACTGTCCCAGCCTGAACCAAGGGTCACTTCAGATCGCCCGTCTCGTCGGTGTGCTTCATCCCCTGAGCGGCCCGCAGAAGACGCGCAGCGTCCTTCAGGAGCTGTTCAACATCACCGTCGCCCTCCACGAACTCGACGTCGCCAAGATCCTTCATCTCCTGAATGCTGCACTCGGCTTTCCGGATGCGCGTCAGGGCCTCGTTGATGTTTCCGTGCAGGCTGCGCGCCGACTGCCGCAGGAAGCGGTTCGTCTCGGCGATCAGCGAAGCCTCCAGGAAGAGATCGCGAGCCAGTTCGGGGATCTCCGGGGGGTTGCCGAAGTCGACCTCCGGAGCGAAGGCGTGGCCCTTGCCGCCGACCTTCAGAGCGGTGTGGACCTCATCCCAGCGCCGGGTATCGAGCGAACCGAGGACCGTGGCGACGTCGTAGACGCTTTCGATCTTCGGCATCACGGCCGTCCGAAGTTCCGGTTCGTGTGGCCGTTGGCGTACGGGTCGGGCGTGACGTCCCGCTCGCGCAGACCGGTCTCTTCGTTGACCCTCGTCGGGGCCGGAGCAGGATGCGCCTCGCCGTCCTTGTTGCTGACCGGCTGCTTCCAGCCGGAACTGTCGACGTAGTTGCCGTCGCCTCGCGCCATGCGTCTCTCCTCATCCGAAGGGCGAGGCCCCGGTTGTCGGCCGGGGCCTCGCAGGCTGGATCCGGTCGGCGGACTTCTCCGACGACTTTCACCGCAGTTCTTCAACTGTACCGCAGGGGAACGGAGTTGACTACTCCCCCTCGTACAGGACGGCGCGGGTCATCTTGGAGGTGATGTCCATCCGGCCGTCCTCGTACGCCAGGAAAAGCTGGATCTCTTCAGGGGTGAAGTTCGGGTACTTCTCGGCCTTCTCGCGGATCACCCTGGCCGTCGCCTCGTCCGGCATGTCCTCAGACAGGGGCGGGCGCCGCTTGATGCGGACCCGGTACCTCGGCCTGCCCTGACTGCCGTCGTAGTCACCCAGATGCATCAGGTCACGTCGCTCACGGTGAAGACCTCCATGGGCGGCGCCTCGGGACCGAAAGGGATCAGCGCCGTCGCGAAGTCCTCCATGTGGACCGGGGGGTGGCCGTCGCCGAAGAACTGATCCAGGGTGATCCGCGAAAAACCCGTTCTGTAGATCACGCGGTAGACAGGCTCGACGCCACCCGGCCTGGACACGAAGACTTCGAGCTGATCGCGAGCCAGCCCGAAGACGGCGTCCCTGAAGTCGTTCGCGCTGCACACGGTGGTGATGTTCTTGCGCTTCATCGACTACCCCCTCCCAGGGAAGTGATGGCCAGCGAGATCAGCAGGTCGGCCGCAGTCCCATCGACCTCCTCTATGTAGCCGTCCTCGTCGAGACTTCCCTCGACATATCCGGCTTCAATGAGCGCCTTTTCCAGATCGCTCCCCCGGCTTGAGTTGCCGAAAGGCCGCTTCCCGCTGAAGTCCGCCTTCTTCCTCCAGAGGGTCAGGAGGAGGGCGATGAGGTAGTCCCCGACCGTCCGGGCTCCCGCATCGTTTTCCTCCGGCATGGGCAGCGAGAGAATGTCCTCGCCGCTCGGTGTCGTCTGGATCACTCTGCTCACTTCTTCCCCTCCTTCAGAAGGATCTCGACTTGCTCCTGAAGGCCCTTGTCGCCCTTGTAGACATGCCTCTGGCTGATGAAGTTCCGCAGCGCAGCAGCCGTTTCGTGTGACTCCATGGTCAGTCTGGCCAACTCCTTCTCATCCTCCGGAGAAAGCCGCTTGAGGAGATCGGATCCGTAGGTGTTGAGCTGGCCGTTCTTGCCGTCGTCCCAGAAGACGAGCAGTTTTCCCGTGCCGGAGTGAACGCCCGTGACCGTGCCGTGCCTGAGCCTGACGTATCCGTTGCTCATCCGTTCGGAGATCGTGAAGGGGATACTTACGGCCTTCTTCTCCAGGCGGAGCAGGCGGTCGACCTCGGCCACCAGCTTGGCCCGGTCCGGGTATCGCAGCTCCCGGCCAAGCGCCCTGGTCAGCCAGTTACCGTCATCATCCACGCGCAGATCGAACTTCTCTCCGCCGCGCGCGATCCGGCCTGCCGAATACTCGCTCACCAGGGCCTCCCCTTGGGTTCGTTCGACGTGTCCCGCGTGGCACGGTAGACCCAGCTCCACTGGGTGCCCCCGGTCATCCGCACTGCCACCTGCCGGGCGCTCTCGACGATGTACGCGGTGCCGTCTTCGACGGTGATCCCGTCCCCTCCGTGGAGGAAGGGGAGGTCGGGCATCGAACGCCCCGTCGAGGCGATTACCGCAACCTCGTACGGCTGCGGGCGCCCGTTCGGCCTTTCCAACTCGACTACCCTGATGAAGTCGGCCATACTTTTTCCTTTTCTTCATCTTTCCGACAAGTACACTGCGGGGATTTCTCCCAGAAGGACCATCATCAGGTATCTAGCCCGACGGGGTACCCCGCGCCTTCATTGCGCTCCTGGCAGGATTTGAACCTGCGACGTCCGACTTAGAAGGTCAGCGCTCTATCCCCTGAGCTACAGAAGCATTTCTCAACCTCACCAGATGTCGTAAAACATCCGGCGGGACCTTTTCTCTGCTTTCTCGTAAAGCCTTTTCTCGAAGTCACCCTTCGCCCGGCGCGCAACGTCGAGCTTGCTCTTCACGTATCGCCGGTTGGCCCGTTCGTGCTTCTGGGCCCAGTACGTGCGGGTCGAACTCGGAGTCCAAGCCCCCGTGTAAGTCCACCAGCTTGCGGTACGCCGGACCTTCTGAGGCTGCGGTCGCCTACCCTTCTCTTCAGCGTCACGTAGTTCCGCAGCGCTGTATCGAAGGTCATAGACAGTGTGCTCGCGAACGGGGACAGTGGGGCGTCCCCGCCAGTACATCCCGTACCCGTCAGGCCATTCCCGGGTATCGAACTTCCCTGGAATGTGGTGTGCAGTCTTGCCCATCGGAATAGATCCTCCTAGGGCCGCGAATTTCGCGGACCTAAGTGAACCCGGTGAGGAAGTTCATGAGCCCCTTACGCCTTCCCGTGAGGAAACGACGACATCCACTTACGTGAGGAGAGCAGGATTCGAACCTGCGATCACCGCTGACCCGCGCCGTTGCGTACGCCTAGCGCGGAGACGGATCAACCGGATCGTGTCCGGCCCCATAGGCCACTCGGGCATCTCCCCTGGTAGAACATCAGATGATTCCGCGCCGGACCATCTTCTGGACCAGCTTGCCCGTCTTCTCCCGGTGCCTCTGCGCGGCCTCCAGGCCCTTCGACTTCTCGATCTCGTCGGACTTGATGCCGCGATGCGTCACCACCATGTCGACCCACTCGGCCGTCAGGGGTGGACTGATCGCCTCCTTGATCCTGTCGTACCTCTTGCCCATCTTCTCCTCTTTCCGTTGTTTTTAGTGAGCCTCATCCCTAGCCCACGCGGCGCACCGGCCTTGTTCTGCTGCGCTTCTCAACCGATCCGGCCATCGGGCGGAGGGTGACCGAATTCCACTCCCCTCTATCGAGGTTCCACCACGTGCTACGCTCCCCAGCCTAGACTTGAACTAGGACTCCCGATTCCAGAGACCGGTGGTCTGCCAATTAACCTACCGGGGATCGTTATTCAATTACCTGGCAACCGAACGGCAAACACTCCGCGCACGGGCTGAATCCGCCTCTTCATTCCACCCGCCACAGTGGACTGACGTCAACAGCTTACCGTTCGGCCAGGATGCAGAAGAAGTGACCCGAACGAGCTTGAATGTGAACACCCAATCCGCTTAGTGCTCTCGTTCAGGTTCTCGACCTGCGGACGACTCCCTCTACAACGTGGCCCCGACCAGAATCGAACTGGTGACCTCTCGCTTTTCAGGCGAGCGCTCTAACGCAAAACTGAGCTACAGGGCCAGGGTCCTCTCCTCGCATCCGAAGACGCGCGAAGAGGATGGCTAAATGTCCATGGCGATGTCCTTGGCGCAGTCATTGTGCAACCAGCGCCGACAGTCTTCTCCATTTACATCTTGATCGTATGGATCGATCGTCCAGAAAACGTCTCTCCCGACCGTTCCCACCACTTTGCAATGATCGCACTTGCGTCGCAGCTTTTTCTTTGCTTCCACCATTTCTCCTCTATTCGAATACCCTTGAATCGAGTTCGAGGTGAAATGGTCTTGCGTGCACCCGACTGGAATCGAACCAGTGCATCCACTTTAGGAGAGTGGCGCTCTATCCCCTGAGCTACGAGTGCTTGGCCCCTCCACTGATAAGTTAGGCAGGAGGGCTCCCTTCAACACCTCCTGGAATGAGGTTGGCGTTGAACTCACTTGACTCACTCACCATCCGACGGATAGCCACCGAAGCGACGAACTCCATCAGACGTTTTCCAGGGCCAGCGCACCTGACGGGATTTGAACCCGCGAAAATCTCCGCCTTGACAGGGCGGCGAGGACTCCAGACTCCTCCACAGGCGCATGATTTACTCAGTTTGCTGAAGCTACGGCATGCCACTCTGCGGTGACATCGCTCCCCACTTTCTTACATATCAGGGAACCGCCACTAATCGTGATCCCCTTAGCCCCTTCCGGTGCACATGGAACGTTCACCCATCGCTTGATGACCGGATGTGCAGGTGCAGAACTCTCTCGCCCTCCCTCTACTGGATCCTGGGAATCTTCTCCTGCGCATGATGTCGCAGCGAAAATCAAACCAAGCGCTGCAAATCCGTAGACGATCTTACGCATTTTCCTCATTCTTTTCTCAAGAATCATTCCCATGTGCGCCCTACTGGACTTGAACCAGTGCACGAAGATTAAGAGTCTCCTGTTCTACCAACTGAACTAAGGGCGCCCGACATTCGGTTTTTCTTCTTTCTCCTATCGTACCATGCGCTGAAGGCTCACGTCCCAACTGCACTCCATGCGAAGCCTGTTGAGATCCTCGCCTCCGGCCGGATCATCCTTGTCGCATCGCACCCAGCCGGTCTCCTCAGACCACTTGGAATACCAGCCATACTCCTGGCATTCCAGAATTCCCGGCCAGATGCCGCTCCATCGCGTGTTGCACGACATGCCCTTGCAGGAGCAGTTCAGCCGTTGGTAGCCGTTCCACCTGCACCGGGCCACATCGCAGCCGTCCTGGTGGAATTCTCCGGGCTTTACTGCACAATCGGGACAGTTGGGTAGTTCTTCCATCACTTTCCCTCCCTTGTGAGCCCCTGACCGGAATCGAACCGATGGCATCTTCATTACGAGTGAAGCACTCTACCGACTGAGTTACAGGGGCGCGAGAAAGTCACCCTGCTACCACCAGGCACCCGCACGCCTGGCAGGCGACTCTCTCTGTGCAGGTTGCCAAACCTGCGGTCCTCGACTAACTGCCGACGGCGCGGGAACTGCGGATCCCGAGAGGATGGACGACGTCAGGGAAAGAGGATCTCTCACTGCACCTCTCGGGATCCAGCTCTTTCGACAGGATTTGAACCTGCGTTAGCGCGGTGGGGCCACTCCATCCCTTGCGGGATGGTTCGAGGCTTTCACCTCTGGGGACTCAATCCCCTGCAACCGCGCCGTCCTAGGCCACTAGACGACGAAAGAGTCTTGCAAGAAGGTGTGGCCGGATTCGATACCGGCACTGAGTCGCCTTTATCCAGCGATATATCTACCGCATATCAGCGAGACCTCTACTGTTGGGTTACACACCTTCAGTCGGGGTGACGAGATTTGAACTCACGACCTTCCGCTCCCAAAGCGGATGCTCTCCCAACTGAGCTACACCCCGTGGATTACGTTCATCCGTAGTCAAGCACCTTCATGAACCCGTCCGCATGCAGTTTTTCCGCCATCTCGCAGTCCTTCTTCTTCCTTGCCGGGGACGGGAGGGCCCAATCGCAGGTGCCCGGATTCAGGAAAATATCCTTTCTCTCGCGGTCGTACTCGATCGCATTGAACGAGTTGCAGAAGAAGTTCCCGTTGTACACGATCACGTCCCCGCACTGCGGGCATAGAACCGTCGTCGGCCTGGCGCCACTGTGGCGCAGCACATGCTGACTCACAACTCCCCTTTCCGGTAAAGAGGTTCCGGGGCGACAGGGGTGAACACCCCGGAACCAGCAGGGACGGCAGGGCTTGAACCTGCAACCGCTGGTTTTGGAGACCAGTGCTCCACCAATTGAGCTACATCCCTACGCGGCCAAGAGGATTCTTCGACCATCCTCTTGGCCACATCTCCACTCTACCGCAGAACTTCGTTGTTATGTAGCACTTTTCAGTGAACAGAGTCACCCGTTGGAGATCCGCCGGAGGAACGAGAAGCCCGTTCCGTTGCTCGTGCACGTCTGGAGGGCGACCGATGCACCGAGTCCGGCCGACGGGAACCTGCCACCCTGACTGCCCCTCTTCGCCCAGCCGTGGGCGTAGACCCGGTACGTGCCTGCCAGCGCGCCGGATCCGATGACAACCTTCCGCCCCACGGGCAGGTCGTCCATCCAGTACCAGCCCAGGTAGTTGTGCCCGGCGAGGGTGCGCACCCCGGCCGGGCGGTACAGCGTCAGCTTCCCGGCGTCGATGCACCGCTGCGCCGACTTGACGGATGATCCGCAGTACACGTACCCGGAGATGCGTGTGACCTTCGCCGGTTTCTTCGCCTTCGCCTGGACCGTCTTGACACTGACGACGGGCCGCCGCGCAGGAACCCGGAGCGTTGCCTCCGCCTTCATCACGACGGGCGCGGAGACGGGCTCGGCCACGAGAATCCTGCCGAGCGGAGGGAGCGAGACGCGCTGTCCCTGCTGAACCGGATCGACACTGCCTCGTTCCGGCGTGCTCGCCACGCGGTCGGATGCCACGCAGACGGTCATCGCCAGAAGGGCGCACGCAGAACCGAGGACCCGCATGCGCCTGCTTCTTGATGTCACTTTTCCTCTTCCTGGAGTCTCATGAAAAACCTACACTCCCCCAACCGAATGTACCCGTAATTTCATCAGTCCTCGTTCTCCGGGTTCTCCGGAGTGCCCGGAGGCACTTCGCCCGCGCCTCCGCAGCCCGTACCACACCAGTCACACATCTCGTCCACCCCCTGCCAGCTTCCTCGACACCCTGGCAATCGCCTCGGTGTACTTGCGGTCCTTCTCCTGAGTCTCACTGTCGAGGCAACTGAAGGGAACGAGAGCCGGATGCTCCGGATTTGTCCTGAACCTCCACACACTCCATGCGTCGTGAACATCGGACAGGGTGACGCGGCTCCCCTGGACCAGGACCAGCAGTGCGTAGCTGTCCAGCAGCTCCGGCTTGCCCTCCAGGGAGGGAAGCTCCGCGAGGAGCATGCGGCGTACGCAGTCGACGTACCTCACCGGCCGGTTCCCATCGGGTGGACCGTCGCCGTCACGCCATCGTCGTCCTTCATGTTCACGGGGATCGGATCGAGGAATCTGACCTCGACCTCCTTCTTGCCGGGACCCACCCGGTACAGATGCGCGTGCGCGGCCCGCATGTGCGGCGGCTGCTTCCTGCCCGTCGGCACTCCGGATTCCTGCCGCTCCCGCAGCCAGCGCATGTTGTCTTCGATCTTCGCGCCGATGCGGTAGCCGACCTGGTGGGTCTTCGCGGGCTTGATCTTCGGCTTTCCGCTTCCGGGCCGCGCGGGCGGCCGGTCGTTCTTGCCGTCAGAGATCTCCGACGTCCGCGAGCAGGCGTACAGCATGTGCGACACCACCACTCGGGCCATCATCCGCAGGTAGTCCCCGATGACCGGGGCGCCGCCAAGCGGACCCGTCATCTCATCGGACCAGCGGAAACCGTTCTCGCTGATCTCTTCGACGAGACCATCCAGGGTGAAGTCCGCCGTCATGGGCAGCGTCAGGTGGCACACGTCGAAGTCGAGCATCTGCTTTTTGTCAGAACTCAGCACCTCGGACATGACCATCACGTGAAGGGCGTTGACCACGGGATCGTGCGTACTGCGGACCAGGGAAGCCCTGCGGCCCGGCTTCGTGAACGCGGTTCCGGGAACGCTCAGCTCCCGGAACTTCATCTCGCCGCCGTCCGTGCGCGGGTATTCGTCCGAGACGGCCCCGGCGACGTAGAAGCCCATCACCCTGCCCGGCTTGCCGTCGGCATGCATGAACTCCGGGCAGCCCGTGAGGCTGAAGAACGGGTTCGGGTGCCGCAGGCGCCGGAAGACGGATCCGGGGATCGTCGCGGTCGACCCCATCCCCATCAGGGACCTGGTCATCGCCGGATGGACGTCGTAGATCTCGCGGCTCTCCTTCCAGTACAGGAAGGGCATGACGTCGCGCACGGTGTCGGCTATCAGGCTCTGCAACTTGCGCTCGCGGATGCGCATCAGCCGGTCAGCGGCCTCTGCGGCACCGTCCTTGTCGAGTCCGGTGGCCAACCCGAACAGCTTCATCTCGCGCAGCTTGTACTCGGCCGCCTCCATGTACTGGCGGACCGTGTCGTTGATGTAGTACGGGGTGAGCTGCTCTCGTGCGGGAACCCTGATATCGGGAAAGTCGACCTTCTGCATTTCTTACCCTTTCCGAAAACCAACTCAGTCGTTACGCGCTCGGCGTGCCCAGAATCTCCACATCCAGGTCAAGCCTCTCCAGCGCTTCCTCGATCTCGAACTTCAGCATGCCGGAATCACTGTCCACCGGGATCCTCACCTTCACCACGAAAATCACGTCGCGATGGGTCGGCTTCTGCTTTTCCCAGTGGCCGTCGATCCGATTTCGAAGCGCCTCCAGCAGGGGCTTCTCCAGCAGCCACTCCTTGGCTCGCCTGCGGTCCCGCCGAAGCTCCATCAGGCGCTCGATCTCACCGTCCAGGCAGTCCTGGGCCATCTCGCCGTTTGGCATGGGGCCAGAGAAGTACATGTCCAGGGTCTGATGGATGAACATTTGAGGACGATTGCCATCCGTCAGGAAGTTCAGCAAGTTCTGCGCGTACCGTATCTCCATATCGGAAACTCGGTGGACTTGATTCTGACCATCCACCCAGTACTCGCTCTGGAGCAACAGCTCCCTGCGTTCCACTACTCTCCCCTCCTCCCCAGCAGCTTGCCCAGCAGGTTCCAGCTCCGGCCGCCGGGCTCCATCTTTCCCGGATACGGCTCACGTCCCGGCGTGTCGTCGCTGATCCGCCACCCCGGCATACCGGCGAAGCCCGGATCCACGGCCTCCTCGCGCATC